TATGAAGTTACTTCATCACCCGTGCAAGGGTTGTACAATGGGAACATCATTATCAAATCACAATTGATGGTCACGTTGTATGGGCATCGTCGCCTCGGCTCTGCGGCAATCGGCACAATAGAAGACAAGTTATATGATACACTGAGTGATGCGACACTTGCACCCACTGGCTATGATAGGGGAGTGGTCGTGGTACTCGACCGAGACAGGCGAACAGTTTTTGAAGAAATCATTTCAAGCGAATCAATATATTCGATAGAATCAACCTCAACAAGTTAAGGAAAAAGACAAATGGCAAAACGAATAATTGGAAATGAAGGCGCGGCAACAATAGCAACGCACAACATAGTCATCAACGCATGGACTATGAATATCAGTCGTGTTGTCAATGATGTGACCGCATTCACTGACACAGCATCGACATTTCGCGGAGGCATTCCGACATATACTGGAAGTGTTGCTGGCTATCTTCAATACGATGCGGCGGACACAAGCCCAAAACTTGCCGCCACCGATTTTGCGAGTAGTGTTGAGCCAGCAGTTGTACTGACGGCGGCAACGGGTTGCACATATACTGGTGATGTTGCAGTAAGCGGAGTATCGTTGGGGACTAGCAAAACAGGTGACACGACTGTATCTTTTGATTTTTCATTCATTGGCGCGCCGACAGAGGCATGGGACGTAACCCCATAATTGATTTTTGTGGTATGCTCCTTGAATGAAGCACGAACGAATTGAGGTTGCCACGACGGATGGTTCAGCGTGGCTCGAACGGCTGAGTCCACGACAAATGATTGCGGTTGGCGATTCCTTGTGGTCAGAACATCGCAAAAGATTATTGCAAGACATGAAAGATGCAGAAGTTGATTCCGCAGACCGCATGAAGGCACTTCAAGATCACGACGGCAAAAGAGGTCTAATGAGTGAATTGGTGCATTACGCAATTAGTCTACAAGGGTCGCTCGAAATAATTGCAACGGGTGCAAAAGGCAAGAACGCCGAAAATGCAAATGGGTTGCCAGACAATTTTAATGGCTCTGCCGAAGAAGGAATGCGAATTGCACTTGATTTACTTGGAGCAGAAATTGGGAAAAACGACTCAAAAACAAAAAAAAAGAGGACGAAAGAAAACCACGATGGGTGACTGAATCAGCGTTGGTTTCTCATTATTTTGCTGGCTTTGGTAACCCCCTTGATTTGCCTATTGATTTGTTCTTGATTTTACTTGGTAGAATTGGTTATGTTCAACAACTCACTGGAGGGTCAACAATGAGCGACAGAGATTATGTTGAGTTTGTAGCAGAGGCGGATTCTTTTGAGGACTAGCGATGGCTGATAGTATTGGAAAAATTGTTGTATCAATTGAAGCCGAGGTTGCAGAGCTTCGCAAGGGTCTTACACAAGCCGAAGCGGAGTTCAAGAAAACTGTCGCAAGACTTGAGGGACAGCAAGCAAAACTGGGAAAGAGTTTCAAACAGTCTTGGGTTGAACTGTCGAGCAAAGTATCTGTTTATACTACTGCGGCAAGGGTCGCTACAAGTGCTATGCGTGGGCTGAAAGATGCAATGGTTGTGTGGGGCGAGGAAGGGTCATCTGCCGCAGGAAAAGTTGGTGGAAGTATTTTGGCATTCGGCAATGCTGGTATTCCTATTATTAGTGATTTGATAAAAACCGCAGAAGGATTGGCGGGTCTGTTTATTGATGTTGCTGGTGCAGAAAGAGAAGCGGCAGAAGCTCAAAGACAACTTGCAATAACTTCAAGAGAAATAAACCAAATAATGGGCGACAAGTCTGTTGTTACGTCAATGGAAAGACGGCTTGAAGTTCAAAAACAACTTACTAGGATTGCATCTCTTGAGGTTCTACCCACTAGGTCAAGCAAAATAGAGTCGGCACAGCGACGTAGGGCAATACAAAGGTTACAACTTGAAACACAGTTGCAAAAGCAAATTGCTAGTATGACAAGAGATTTGGAAAGAGAAGCGGCAGAAGATGCGGCGCGAGAAACACTACGATTTTTTGACTATGAAACTCTGCAAAAAGAAAACAGACTTGCTATTAGTCTTGAAAAGCAAGCAACAATAGAAAGAAAAGCCAGAGAAGAAAAAGCGGAGGCAGATAAAAGAGAAGCAGATAGAAAAGCGGAAAACGATATTAGAGATGCAAAACTTATAGTAGACAAAACGCTTGACCTTGAAACGCAGTTGAACATCATGCTGGCAAAACAAGCGGGCGACGAAGAAAAAGCAAGAATGCTGGCGATTGAATCGCGTTATCGAAAAATGAAAGAGAATGCGACCGAGGCACAAAGTGACATCATTGAACAGATGCGGTTGATAGAAATAGGAACGTCTGGTGGTAGCGGTAGTAATGTCGGTGGCGGTGGCACGGCTTCAATTTCAACTGCGGTCGGAGGATTCACCGTTGCTTCTGGCGATATTGAAACAAAAAAACAAACAGGACTCTTGCAACGAATTGCAGATTCAAATGAAAAGGTTGCACACGCAATCACAACAGGCGGTGGAAATAACAGTATCATTCCTGCACAGGCGTAATATGCAAAAAGGCGAAACATGACATTTGTAACCGAAAGACTCTCTGGAACACAAACTGGTTCAATAGACCCGACAGGTTCAAGAACTGTCACAAGAGTTTTTGATGTAAAGACAGGAAGTGACTCTGGAACTTTGGCTGCGGCAATGTTGTTGATGGATTCTTCTGTGACGGGCGTTCCAATTGGTGATACGGTTGTTCTTGGCACGGTCTGGGATTATGACACAAATGCTTTTGTATCTGCTATTGCAACCTATTATGGGCAGAAAAGTTGGGTACACGCCGAAGGCGATACGGGTCTATGGACTTTCACGCTGACATATTCGACCGCACCAAGTGCGTCTGGCGGGAATGACAGTGATGGCGATCCGCTTACTTATGTAACAACACAAGGGACAACATCAGCCACAACAAAATCGGTGTACAGGATTCATACGACAGGAACAAATGAAGAAAAGCCACCAGACACAGACATTGGTGGATTTCCCATTGACGTTGGTGGCACTCCAACTTCAGTTGTGGATGTTGACCGCCGATTCACAGTGACGGAAAAAATGTATCGTTTTCCAAACGTGGGTTTTTTTTCAAAGGTAGCGGGTACTCGCAATCTTGAAGTTTATGAGGGTGGTGCAATTGGTTCGATTTTATACCTTGGCTTTTCATGGGCACTTGATTCTTCGAGTGGATTTTGGAACATCACCCACAACTTTTCAGTTGACGATACAACCTTTCATGCAGAACAAGTTGCAAAAACTGACCCGCAGGGTGCGGTGATACCATCCAAAACGATTGGGACACACACTTATGAGTCGTACCACGCTTCTGAGGTGTATTGGAAACAGCCATTCTTAATGCATACATTTGTGGGCTTGCCAAGGTTCTCGACTTAGTAATGGCAAAACTACCAACAATCTCAAAAATGAAGTTTGGCATTATTGATGCCGATTACATGAACACCGTATCGAATGCGGTCAATGACTATGACAGCCAAAAAGATTCAATCGCAAAAATGCTGTCGTACATTCAAAAGCAAAAACCAGAACAACTACTTGTTGAAATATTAGTGGAAATTGCTTGGCAACACGTTAATATAATTCGATACGCTGGGCTGGTGAGCGAGGAAGTGACAGTCGCTTGGAAATACAAGATTGGAACAGTATTTTTGCAATCTTCTCAAGTCCCCGTCGTGGACTATTTTGACGACAACGACAACTTATTACTAACAACAGACGATTTTGAAACATCTTATGGTAGTGGAACTTATGCTGGCTATTGTTACAACTTAGCGGAATTGTCAAATGAAAGAACATTTGCGAACCATAACAAGATTTTTGGCGTGGACGTTTCAGGAGAAGCGTACCCTGCTGGTTTCACGCCGCAGTCGGCAGGGACAGGTTCTGTCGTTCTTGCCAATCGCTATATTTGCCCCAATGGTGGAATGATATTCTTGTTCGACCGACAAGGAACGCACGACGGGGAGTGTACATGACCAAGGAATGTTGTTGCGGTGATGACCCACCAGTTGAACAGTTGTGGTTTCCAGTTCAACTTTGTGATTCGCTAGGTGACACGCCAGCAATATGTAGTGATTTTATTTTTGCTAATCAAGACGTTTGCAATTGGGTCACGCAGAGTGGACAAGATGGTTTTTTCAATAAACCCTGTCCGTCAACAACTCATTGTTGTATAAAAATACCAATGGGCGCAATCGCGGAGATCCCTGAAGACGATTTGCCAGATGGTGCTTGCAAATTAGAAACCATACCAGTGCCAAATGCGGTTGATGATTGCTGGTCGTGTTGTCAAAACGCGACAGATTGTGTTGAGCCATTGTGGGGTTGTGGCTCTTGCGGTGGCTGTTGGGGTTCTAATTCATGTGGTCTAGGACAAGCGTGTGCCAGCACCTATTCCGCCACAATCACAACTCCTGCCGTCACCGTATATTCTGATTTGCTCTACACAACACAAAACGACCCGAACTGTTGTGGCATTGTCTTTCCTTCAGTCACAGTGACCGCGCCCTTTGTGAAGAGAAGGGGACAAAATTGCTATTGGAACTTCACAGGCGGAAGTTATATTGACGCGGATTCGCCAGAAACATCAGATTTCAGTTTTCCACAAGTTGCCTCGGGCGATTGTTCAAGTGCAGTAGGTAAATGCCATGACAATTCTGCGGGCGGTGATGGCGAGTGTGGATTGCCTTGCCCCTGTTGTCATACAATGCCCCTTGAGGATTTTCAACTGAGTTTAACAATATATGAAGACCAAGGGAATTGTTCACCAACTCCGTGTTCTCATTGGACAGTCCAGATGAGCGTTCGTGCCGCGTTTGCGGGTGTTGATGCGCGTTGCGCATGGGCTGCGGCATCATACGTCGGGACTAGCGCGAGTTGGAATGTCGTCATACCGAACTGCACTTGCGTCACTCACAATTTTGGTGGCTCTCAAGCAACGGAGGAATATCATACGGGTGATGGTGCAGACTTTTGTGGCGCACTGACAAGTCTTCCGCCGAGTTGGGTGACAACTGGTTTCAGGTCTGACAGTGGTTTCCCTATTGCATCAAATCAAAGGTACAACCATCATGATTTTCTTCATGGAGTAGAGATTAACGTAGTATGAAAAACAAACTTCCAATACGTTGCGAACACTGGCAAGATTGTGGAGTCATAGACGGTGGATGTTGCGAGATCAACAAATACGACAAGCCATCGTTCGGCGTTTGTCTGCTTATTTGCTCAGAAAATACCAACAAGCCAAGTGCCAGAAAAGCAAGAAAAAAACTCGGCATCAAAAAGAAAAGTCGAGGGTTTGGTGACACGGTGAAAAAAGTGATTGACACATTCACGGGCGAAAAAGTCAAACAATGTGGCGGATGTAAAAAGCGACAAGAGGCGTTGAACAAGATGATGCCCTATAATAAAAACCAGAAGTCTTGACTACTATTGCTAATATAGTAAAGACCAACAACAAGGAACAAGAAAATGGCAAAACAAACCACATGGACAGGGGCAAGCAGTTCGGTATGGGATACGGCTGGGAACTGGAGCAATGGCGTACCTGCGAGTACCGATACTTGTGTCATTGATGGTGCGGTCAGCATTACGGGCGGAACAGTAACGGCTGATACCTTCGTTTCCCTCTTTGTCGCCAGTACATATACGGGTGCTATAGGTTCAACAGGAACACCACTTGAACTTGATATTGCTCAACTATCGGTCGATAACAATGTGAGTGGCGCAATCCATTATATTCATCTGGAAGGTTCTACCAACGCGACACCAACT